TTTGCTAAAACATTACATTCACTGTCTTGTGGATATCCTTTAATACAAGTACTCCATCCACCTGATCCAGTAGTTATAAAGTTTTTGTTTCCTGCTCCGGGTTTATAAGTTCTAACTGAGAAACTCCCAGCTCCAATACCATCGGGCATAACAGCGTCAATATTTTCATTTTCTCCAGTTTCGTTTAGCACATCCAAACCATCAGTATTAAATAAGTATTGAACATTTTCATTATCAATATCATCTCTAATATACGCTTTGGCTACCATTGTTTGCATTTCTTTAGGTGCTTGCTCGATTCTTTCAATAATCTCTTGCCATGTCATCTTAGTTTTTTTTGCCATAATTTAACCTCCTTATAACTCCCCTTTAAATACTTTTTCTCATTTATCATAATCACAACGATCTTCATAAGTTATATTTTGTGGTTTATGATTAAATATTTTATCTATATCTAGATCGCTTAGATCCATTGCTACAGTATATCCATTTTCTCCTTCTTTTACTATATTCAACGCTTCAGGAAAACGAGTTAAAATAACTGGTACTCCTCTTTGTAATGCTTCAAAAGCACTATAACAAAAACTTTCGGTATCACTAAGTTGTACTAAATAATCACAACCTTTAATTAAAGTTCTGTTCATAGTTGAAGGAGATACTATAATAAATTCCGGTATAGATTGGATTTCCCTCATAATCTTTGGATCCTTAACTTGGGAAAGAGAACAGCAAATAAATCATACAAATTTCTTACCTGCCTGTTCAAAGGCCCTAGCCATCTGTACCATACGATGTATTCCCTTCTCGGCGGTTGCTCTTGATAATGTAATAAAAACTTTACCTTGCTCATCATCCTCTTTGAAGTCTTTATCTAATATATTATAGATAACTTCTGCTTCTCCAGTATAATAGGGTTTAACTCCTTCTTTAGAAGTATCAGATACACATATTACCTTATCTACCCTTGCTGGCATGCGAGCATTAATTTTATAGTGCTTACTCATGGCGGCCAAATCGGCATGTACCATTTGATATACTTTATCTGCTGTTACTCTATCAAGAATATTACCACCATCATAATTACCTAAAATTAAAATATCACATTTAATTGGCTTGTGATCGTCAATTTTAATATCAGCATATTGACTTAGTCTGACAATTTGTGTTGGCTCTATTATATCACACAATATAGTAATATTTTTATTACGATACGTTTTAGTTAAATTATATAAAAAAGTTTCTATACCACCTATAAAATATAAATAACCTTGACGAATAATAATTTGTTTGCCTTCTCGTTTTAAATTTTCTGGCTTAGTTGAACTCACAAATTGAGCATATTTTACTCTTTTTTCATTCATACCAAGTAAGCCCATTAAACGTTCAGGAGAATCGACTTCTCATTCATCTCCTACCTTTCTTAATGGCGCTTTAGGAGAACTTAAGTCAGAAAATTGTCTTATTGCTCTTACTTTATACATTTTTTCCTCCTGTTTCTCCATTTCTTCCTAATTATATAGTATGCTTTAAATATAAAAAATAAAGAGAAGGAACTTTTTTATAATTCCTTCTCAAAAAATAAAAAAGAGAAGAAATTAATTCTTCTCTTCTTTTGTAGTACTATCTTTTACTGTTAAAAGAGCTGAGATTTGTCCTGCTAAAACACTCATATAATGTTCTATATCTTTTGGGTTTTCCTTAGTATGATTACTATTTTCAAAAAATACAGCAACTACTCCCATAGTATAACCATTTACTGTAGTCAATGCATGCGCATAAAAAGAACGATCATCATATGTTTTAAATAAATCATATGTACCAAAATCTTTCTCAGCCAATTGCTCTAAATCAGATATCATACATTTACCAGTTCTATCCACTTCTCTAAAAGGATAGGCTATCAAAGAACGAAATTGATTTTGGAATAAAGGCATTAAGGGCTTTGATCCTCTAGCGATTTGTTCATTAGTAACACTAAATTTAAGAAAAGGTATCGCATTCATATCTTTACCACCATTATGATAACGCACTACCATAATTCTATTAGCGCTTAAATCACTTACAGCAGTTTGTAATACAGCATTAACATTGTCATCTATCTGTAAAGCTTTACTATCTTCTTCTTCGGTTAAAACGTGTCCTCCTGCACATAATTTCATCTGACTTAGTAAATTTTCAAATAATTGTTTAAACATTTCTTCTTGATTAGCCTTACTTTTAATAGTAAATCATATAAATACGCCAGCGATAACAACTAAAATTCCTAATTCTGCTATAGCCTTAGCAATTTCCAATCCAAATTCCATGTCTTCCCCTCCTTTCTTTAAGCATTTTTTCTCTATAATAATAGTACCAATATTGACTATAAAATAAAAAAAGAGACGGTTTTAAACCGTCTTAATTATTAATCTGTAAGAATATATAAATCACCATTTTTACCCAAGCTAGATGCTGGAGTTGATGTACCACTATAATTAACTGGAACATCGCTCATGGTAGCCGCTTTATTAGAAGAAGCATTATAAGCTGTATTCCAAGTAATACTTGTAGGAACACCAGAACTTGTTATAAATCCTGCTCCATTAGTTAATTGATTAGTATTTGTAGGAACTGTAATATTAATTGTTTTATCTGCTGTAGCATTTGCTGTGAAAGTATCTACGGCCGTACCGTTCTTTTGAATAGTTAAAGTACCATTACCTACAGTAGGTGGCGTTTGTATGTCTGCCATAGTCGCTGCTTTATTTGTAGTAGCATCATAAGCAGTATTAAATACTATTGTATTTTGTTTTCCACTTAAATCAGATGCTGTAGCGATTTTATTGCTTGAAGCATTATAAGCAGTCATAAATGCTAAAGCACCAGGTACGCCCGCAGCGGTAATAAAGTTTGCTCCGTTTGTCAATTCATTTGTATTAGTTGGTACTGTGATATTAATAGTTTTATTCGCAGTAGCGTTTGCTGTAAAACTGTCTATTGTAGCACTGTTCTTTTGGATTGTTAATGTACCATTTCCTACAGTAGGAACAGTAGGTAAATCACTCATAGTAGCCGCTTTATTGCTTGATGGATTATAGGCTGTATTAAATACGATAGTATCTTGTTTATTACCCAAAGCGGTATAAATTGCTCCAGAAGATAATAGTTTATTTGAACTTGCTGTAGGAGCGCTATCTACGTCTGCACTAATAACATTTGAACTGTTGATATTAATACCATTACCAGTAGTATATTGGATTGCTCCATCTCTACCATCTGCTCCGGTAATTGCTGGTACGCTTTCCCAAGCTGAGCCATCATAAAGTTTTAAAACAGCTGTAGTTCCAGAATTATCAATCCATACTGTAGAACCATCTGTTGGTGCTGTAGGTCCAACATATACTCCAGATTCTCCAGCAGGTCCTTCTTGAGTTAATGGAGATCATGCTCCATTATAATATATATATAAATTATAATCATTACCATCTTGTACCGTTGCTACATTACCTTCACGAGCTGGTGTAGGTAATTGACTAACACTTGTATATTTGTTATAAATAACGTCAATAGCGGTGAAAGGTATAAATGGTTGATTACTTTCATCATGTAACATTTTTACAGGATATCTTAAAGTTGCCATATTTTCCCTCCTTTTATTTTTTATCTCTCTATATGTTTAGTATATAATGAAAAGGGAGAATAAAATATCTCCCTTTTTTATTATTTAGATAGCCATTTACTATATTTGGCTATATATACCTTTTTAACATTAGTCCATCAACCGTCTTGACGATATTGAATTAAACCTTTCGTAGTTGTGGAACTTGATGTTGGTAATGTAATTGTATAATATTCATATACAAAACGATCACCATTTCTAACTTCAAGACATACATTATATGTATTTCCTGCTGTTAGACCCGTATATGATTTAGTAGAACCCGTTTGTAATCCTGTTCAAGTCGTACCACCATCACTACTAAATTTATATTGTAAAGTGTCGCCCGAACCACCAGAAGCCGTAACATTAATATTAATACCTGTTGTACCGTTTGATTGTACGGTAACAGAACCAATACTAGGAGCAACAGGTGGTGTTGTAAATGTTACCGAAGTAGCACTCGTAGTACCTGTTGAATTAGTTACACTACCAGTAACTGTATATGTCTTGTTTGCTGTTAAACCAGTAAATACCAAAGTATCGGGTACTGGTGGATCACCAGAAAATACTAAATTTTTGGTTGTATTATAACCATTACCAGATACAGTAATTGAACCAGCAGTAACTCAATCTGGTGCCCCAACTGAATAAGTCATTCCTATTTCAGCACTATTTTCAGTGATATTTAATACAAGTGGTTCAACATTCCAAGGAGCAGAAGATAAAGTTGTAAATGAACCGGTATAAGCACTTGAAGTTCTATTATAATTATCTTTTACTGTAATTTTATAGTAATACGTTTGCTTGCTATCAAGAGGAGACAAAACTGCCCAACCGTTACCGTAAGTCGTAGCTGTTGAACCGTATGATGTTGTTTTACCATATTGTAATGTCATATCTTGATAAGAAGCGTTTGTCGCATAAGAAACATTGATTACAAAATTACTATACATTAAATCAGGAGTAACTGTAACTCCCGTAATTGATGGATTATCTCCTGTTGTAGTGAATGAACCAGTTTTTCAAGATGATGTTCTATTCCAATTATCAGTTACTCTTGCCCTATAATAATATGTTGTATTTTGTGCTAATGTAGAACCGGATGCCGGAATTCTTCAAGCATTAGAAGTATTTCCGTAGCTTGTAGATGTACCTCATTGTACTTCTACTGAACTAAAACTAGCATTAGTGTCATATGACACATTACCAGTTAGCGTAGCATAATTCTTTGAGGGACTAGATGTAATTGAACTAATTGTAGGAGCATTTCCTGTCGTTGTAAAATTAGTTTCAGTTGTATAAGTCGTACCAATAGTATTGGTTGCTTCACCGCGTACATAATATTTAGTATTAGCTGCTAAACCACTCAAAGTACCAGATGCTCCACTAGAAGTACCAGTAATTGTCGCAACAGGAGAACTATAACTACCACTAGTCAATGATGCTTTAATTGAACTAGCGGAAACAGTAGAAGCTCCCTGGTCAGTTACTGAAAAACTAGCGGCAGCACTAGTTCGTGCTATGTTAGAAATAGATAAAGCACTAACAATAGGTGCTCTATCTATTTTTGTAAGAGTAATAGAACCACTAGAACTTCCACTACCAGGTGAGAATTCAGCGCTGCTGTGACCTCCTGAAATAGTAACGGTTTTACTACCGTCTTGTTCATGGGGTACTGTAAAAGTAGCTGTATAAATAGGCTCACTACTTCAGCCATACCCTGGTATATTACTACCGTCTCCATTACTACCTACTCAACTTCATCCTTTGTTTTTTGTTTCTCCATTACATGTAATAGAAGCATTACAGTTTCCCGCATAATAAGTAGAATAACTATTATTTCTTCCCATATAGATAGATACTTTAACGGTTGAAGTATTCGCAGCTGTATTAACATCCTCTCATGCTACTAATTTATATTTTCAGTTATCTATAGCATGCTCGTTTATGGGATCATATTTTACTGTTGCCATCTTTTACCTCACCTCCTATCCATTTTTATTAAGAACTCATTGCCCATTTTTCTTAATATATACTTTCTTTGCTTTCTTCCATACTCCATTAACTTTGATCCAAGCTTTACCAACAATCCAAGAACCATTGGATTTTAATCTTACTTTAGCTTGATCGGCTGGAGTAGTAACTGTTTTATAATCATACAAGTAAGTATCTCCTGAATAACTGCCTGTATGTACAGCCCTTACTTCGGTTACAATTTGATATGTTGTTTCTTCAGTTAAATTATTAAATGTATATGTTCCACTAGATTGTTCAGACGTCCAAGTTGTACCATTATCACTACTGAATCTATATTTTAATGTTCTGCTTGGAGTAATGCCACCAGTAGCTACTACTTTAATTTGGTTAAACGCTAAAGCCGTAGCAGTAGTTGATAATGTAGGCGCAGGAAGTAATGTAGTTAATTTAATAGCAATATTTTGTCCTTCACCTATAGCATTTGTAAGAGTAATCCAAACATAATAATCTTTATCCGCGCTCAAATTACTAAAAGTATAATTAGTAGCAGAGGTAGATAAAGTAACATCTGTCGTAGAAGAACCATCATTAATATGTATTACTTGAGAAGTAATTGGATCTCCTGCTGGGACATCCGCCGTCCAACTTACTTTAATTGAATCAATCTTGACTTCTTCACCAGCTATGACTATATTACGAGGAGCGTAAGATAGAGTTGTAAAATTACCAGTCACCGTACTAGAACGACCTTTATTATCAGTTACAGTAATTCTATAATAATATTTTGTTGCTCCACTTAAATTAGTAATTGTACCACTATTACCACTAGGTGTTATTTGACTACCATAAGAAGTTGAAGTACCATATTCAATTTTACGGCTTGATATAGTAGCACCAGTATCTGGTGTTGCTGTTCAACTAAAAGCACAGCTATTCTCACCAGGAGTAACACTAACATTACTAATTGTTGGTGCTATACCAGTAACTGTAAAACTACCGGTTAATGTAGAAGTTGCTGGAATTAAACCATTATCTGTTTCAGTAACTTTCCAATAATATGTTGTATTTGGTGTTAAATTATTTAATGTCCAGGTTGTACCAGAACCAGGGTCTGTTGCTGTAGTGCCATAACTTGTACTTGTACCATACACTAACGTATGACTACCAAATGAAGTACTATTATTAAAAGTTCTATTATATGCTAAAGTACCTTGATATTTACCACTTGTACGAGTACCATTCGTCCAAGTACCACCACTTAATGTTGGAGCTGTATGTATCGTTGCTAAGGTACCAGAATCAGAAGCTGTTGCTCCACCAGTGGCTGTTGCTGTTACACTCCAATTAATATTACTATTTGGAGTAATACCAGTCATAGTGCCAGTTTGTGTAGAAGAAGTTTTTCCATCTATTGTCCATGTATAACCAGTAATAGCCAAAGAACCGGCATCTGCCGTAGCACTATAATTAACTGAACCAACTGTAGATGTATTAGTTACACTACCAGTACAAGTCATACCCTCTTCAATAGGAACAGTAAAATCTTGATAACCATAATTTGTAACTGGAGTTCCCCAAGAATAAGTACCAGTTTCTCCATAACCATAACCAGTATCTCTAACAATTACTCTAACCGACATTGTCGTTTGAGTAACATTACTAACAGTTGTTGTACCAGTAAAAGCATACTTTTCTTCACCAGGATTGGTCCAATAATCGTTACTTCCACTACTAGCATTTTTTACTCAATATCTATTACCATAGATACTTCCAGAAGTTGTACCTTTACAAGTACAGTTTTGTGTTAAAGCAGTTCCATTAACATAAGGTTGTACAGCCCATCTGTTATTTCACCAACCCCCAGAACTTGTAATCCACATTTTAACACCAATTTGATAAGAAACTGAAGTACCTGTTCTTGTTGTCTTATAATATAAAGACATCTTCAAACCGGGATTATTCTCTGTTATTTGTTTATCAAAAAAACCAGATGTTGCCATGTTTTATTTCACCTCCTAACCTTCAAGTAAGATATATAAATCTCCTTCTTTACCAAGGTCAGGACTTGGTTGGGAAGTACCATTATATGTTCTTACTCCTTCATTTTGTATTTGTGTTGATACATCACTTACAATTTGATTAGAAGTTCATAATGTAGTATTTGATTGACTTCCATCATTAACTGTATAAGTATCCTGTAATTTATTAGCATTTAATGCTGTTGTAGCTATATCTGCTTCATGTGCTTGCTTAACTATATGATTTGTTACATTATAAGAATAATCAGCTTCTTTCATATAACCATGCATATTAACGCTACTTAATTTAATCTTAAAATTATTATTACTATCTTTATCTAATATTAATGTTTTACCTAAATCTGCGTCAGTATATAAAACATCTACATCTCCTAAATTAGCAAAATTAGATGCTCCTGAACCAGCTACAGCAGCATTAATTGTAGCACGGCCATCTGTAACCGTAACTGTTAAATTATCACCAAAATTTCATTCATTAATATTATTTCAACTTGTTCTAGATACAAATGATAATCATTGTGTTTCTACAACGTCTTCTGGTTGTACGTTAGTTTTATTAATAGTTGTACCATCTAAGCTTAATCTATCTAAAGATGGTGTATATATTAATTCCTTACCAGAACTTAAATTAGTACTTATAGTAAATCTATAATTATTATTACCATAGCTAAAATAATATGTGCCAGCATTCAAACCATAAGCAGGAACTTTATAACTATAATAAATCTCATTTACATCTTGAGTAGTTGTCCCACTTATATATGGCCCTTGCGTTCCACTATTATAAACTTTATGATAATGATATTTTACTAAATCATAAACATTAGTACCAATTTTACTTTCTTCATAAGAAGCTGGATAATTAACTCGGCTATTTGCTAAATGTTTTAATACCACGCTATGATCAATAGGTTCAAAAGCCGTCTCATCTGCTGAAGTATATTCTTCAGCATCACCAGTAGAAACATAAACAGGTAAATCATAAACACCAATAACAGCATTTTCGTCTGTTCCATAATATTGATTTTCAGTCGCACCATTTAAATCAGTAATATGATCGGCATTAACTGCTCTATCAACCGCCCCAGCAAATTCTGTAGGATTAGTTTTTGCCGACAAAGCAAAATCATCCAACATCATTGTTTCGGTATTATCTATTGCTACTGTACCAAAATTATGTGCTGTATCAATATCAACAAGGAAACCTTTTGTATAAACCGTTAGATCTTTAATAGGACCTCCTTCTGGTTGGCCAATTGGCGATAATGGAGTTCCTTCTTGTTTATAAAAATTAATTGGATGAGTTAAGGCATCTAGCTCATTTAAAGAAATAAATTGATTACGTACATTTCTGTCTATATTATCAATTACTGTAATATCATCAGTACTTAAAGCATGAGGATTATCATTAATACTACCGGTGCCTCTTGCTCTAGCATGAGTAACAGCTTCTATTACATCATCAGTATCTCTAACCCTTTGTTCTGTAAATCATCTATGAGTTATATTTGACTGAGGCTCATCTATATCATTAGTAACTAACGTAATTACTTTTTCTTCTGTTGGATCGCTAGGATAATCTCCTAATGTATGTCCATTAATAGTTGTACCTTTATTTACTTTATTAGCAAGATCCTCATCTATATCCTCTATTTCTTCATCTATTTCATCAAGATGAAGCTCATCTTTATATAATCTATAACGTATAGCTTGCTTATATAAATCAGCTACTTCCCCACTAATAATACGTTCTGTCTCTCATATCTCTCTTTCTATTGCCGCTACACGCGTAGACAGTAATCGTAAATCTTCATTGTCAGCTAATTCATATCCGCTTTCGTCCCCGGTCTTACCACTAAAAGTTCTAGTAGTCTCATCTGGTGGCGTAACTTCTGTAGTTTCATTATCTTTAAGATATAATTCATTCAATGTTCCACTACCTATATAATCTCTAGTTACTATATTATGTAACGGTACTAAACCAAAACCTACTCCACCTTGATAATTATCTGCTTGTAAATTAAGCAAGTCAAATTTAATAGAAGCAGGAGTCACATCTAACACGTCAGCGCTATATACTTTAAAAGCAGCATCGCTAAATTCTGGTGTAAATGTACCAATCTGACTTAATCGTCCTACACTAATTATTCTAAATAAATTTGGATCAGTGATATCAAAATGACCATCTGTAGCATCTGTACCGACAATTAATCTTGATGCCTCTACATAAGGAAAATCAATATTAACACCAAATATATCATTAATATGAGAATAAGCGTCTTCAAATGAATTATAAAAAGTTGTACCATATAAAATAACATTCTTACCATCAGGTAAAACTAAATGTTGTTGTATCGTATAAAAACCTTTAGCTAAAGGTTCTATTATACCATTTCTAATATATTTATCATATACTATACCATCTTTAACCTCTATAGGATTATTAAAAGTATCATTAGGATATAAATATATGAAATCAGTAATTTCCGCTTCCTCTTCGAAACGTTTAATATTAAAATTGCTGCGGTTATCTGTTGTAGCAGGGAAGGTATCTGTAGACGCATTAGCATATCCCATACCTTCATCATAATAATAACCAGCTGCCCTACTAATTTTAGCAGAAGCGCCTGTTCCAACAACTGCCAAATTTAATCCACTAGCTTGGCCCCCATCTACTAAAAAGTGTCCTCTATCGCCTGTATAAGCGATATCTGGTAAAGTATAAACTCCATCACCAATAGAAGTTGCATCTTTTATAAATTGGACAATATGTAAATTGCTATCAATAAGAACAGCACCCAAAAATACCGTATCAACAGAATCACCTGTAGGCATTCCCGCTTCGACCGTACATGCCCCTTGTTCATCAGTATATATTGAATAACAACCGGCTTGTGTAATATTAAATTGTGTTAAATCTAAATCATGCTCTAAAATACGATACATACCTCTTAAGTATCTTCCATCACCGTCTTTATTTTTAAAATAAATTAACATATTTGGAAGAGTTATCGTAGTATCATCTTTTCTTTGAAGAGCTCCATCTATAATAACAGCACCAGAATTAAGGAAACCTTGTCTAAATGTTTGTCCTATATCCATAATCTTATGCCATTTTTCATCTCTAGCAGAATAACGATAAAATTCTCCACTTGATACTACATAACAAACTTGTCCATCAAGCGGACTATTAATAGCCAACATATCATCTATTGTATCTTTAACACCATCTTCATCAGAAAAAATCATATTAGTGTTAGCCATATCAATGGCCTTTGCCATTCTTCTAAAATTCTCATTTAATGGAGATGAAACTATAGGACCGCCTATTCTAATAAAATCTTGCATTAAATTACACCTCCTATAAATATCTTGGTAACAATTCTGCTTCTAAAGTAAAACTGTCCATAGAAGCTGCTTCAACCGCTTCTCCATTACTTAAATATTTTACATTATTTCCTGTAGTAATTGTTACTTTGTCTAAATCCAAAATTGTTGCTCCATAAACTTTTCATACTGGTTGAAGATTTCCATATATATCATAAAACTCATCTTTACTACCAAAGTAATTAGTTTTTTGCCATCCTTGCGTAGCTGTATATACATACCAAATACCATTTTCTATAACTACTGTGTTAACATCAGCAGTTTCTGGTTTAGTACCTCCATTCAATTCTAAATAGTTATAAGCTATTCCAGGATGAATCCCATCGTTTTCTTCAGCAGTTTTAATTTCTTGATTAAATCTTTCTCCACTAATAGTTAATGTATTATTAGCTTTATCTACTGATAATATTTCACTACCACCGTTATAATTACAACAAAAATAATACCCTACCCAATCATTAGATACTCTAATCAAAGGATGATGTATATCTACAATATAATTATCTCCATCTTTGTGTAAATAAAAAGTCACATGCTCTATCAAATCTGTATCTTCTATATTTTCTACTCAAGTCTCAGGTAATGTGATAAGATCTCGATAAGGAGATAATAACATTGCTTCGCCGTCAAAGCGTCCATAATATTCTTTCCCATCGCCATCAAATAAAGTTTGACTAATGGTATCAATTATAACATCGCCACTTAAATTACTAACATCTATGGTAGTAGTACTACCTAAAGTATCATTTTTAATTTGTATATATGAATGAGCAGGAAAAGTCGCTCCGTCATGTAGGATTTTATACTTAGGAGCTGAAGCAGCACTACCTGGATTATACATAGGTATATCTTGCTTATCGGCGTTAGCCTCAACATCTCATTTTAATCTTGGAGCCATGTCCCTATATATTAAGCCGCTATCATAATAATAGTTATCTGTATATCCAGCCGCCTTAGCATCATAGATTAAATCATCTCTATAATATGATAAACCATAACCATAAGCTGAACCAACCGTTTCAAATGTAACAGTAAAGTTACCGGTATAAACAACTTCGCCTTTTATTCGGCTAGCTAACTCATGATATTGAGGAGTTTGTATTGTAGTCAATGGGTATGCCCCTAAGCTGGAAATACTTACTACCTTACATAAATAATACTTATAAGGTTGATCAGATAATATTAATCTACCTATCTTACGAGGATGTAACCAAGCTCTTAATCTATCATATTCACTAATTAATAAATCATGGCAAAAACAAGTAAATTGGAATTGCTGCCCAGTAATTTGCGTACCATAATAATATTTACCATCATACATAGGAACCTCTAAAGTATAATCTTTAAATTCTGGTTCTATATTTAAGGTATAAACTGCACCGCTCGTAATACTATAGACACCCATATCGGCACAATCCTTATTATCAAAATTAAAAGTGGCAAATAACTCACCTTTTTTAACTACTCTATAAGCCATTCCTCTCCCTCCTTTTCGTATTTTTCTTTATTCTCTCTAATCTAATAGTAGTAAGAAAAGAGTAAAAATAAAAAGAACGCAGGACCTGCGTCCCACGTTCTATAATGTATTTCTAAAGTTATTAAATTTGATACCGGTTTGACTTCCTATCTCATTAAATTTATTAACAAAAGCACTAAACGCTTTTTCTCCATCTTCAGGCGAAGACATTGATTCAACATTAAATGAAATAGTATCTATTGTAATGGCATTAGACATCGCACCGGTTTGTTCTCCATACATTCTATCTAATGTATTGGTAAAGTCAATAAAATGTTTAGTTTGAAGAGCATCTAATACTGCCTCTGGTTTTTGAGGGGAACCGTCTAACCAAGCAGGACCAGCAAAATCAGCAAATCCTCCGCCAGCATATTTCTTAAGGTCTTGTTCTCTAAACCATACTCCCAAACTACTATTATACCAATATTTAACTCCTCCAATAGTTTTAGATTGTCTAGCATTAAATTTACCTATCTCAGCAGCCGTTCTATTAAAACCAACCTGCATAGTATTTGTTGAAGAGTTATACATATATGATCTTACTGATTTAAATGATGTTGGATCTAATCCTAAAGTAATATCGCTTCCACCAGAACCTCCACTACCGAAGGAACCGTTTCCACCACCTCCTTTAGAATAACCACCGCCTCCTGCGGTATACGCTTCAGCAGCTTCTTTAGGAGTAGTTTTAGTATTTTCCTGTTGAGTAATTCTACTTTCTAAACCATTAATACGAGAACCTAATCCACTTATGGCAGAAGATAATTGTTTATTTTGTTCACTTACTTTATCTTCCCATTCCTGTATCGTACGAGTGATTTCTGAACCATATTGTGAAACATTATCTGCTATTTTTTGATCTATAGCTACAACTTCTTGACGAGTAGTCTGTAAATCTTCTCATAGGTCATAAATAGATTTGCCATCTCCTAATACGTCCATATATTCATCCATATAGGTATCTCATTCTTGTAAATATTCCTTTTGTCTTATAGGGGCAGATTCTGCTCATTGTTGAGTTTGAGTTAAAATAGCTACTATACCATCTCGATCATTCATTAAATTCTCTTCAATGTCAAGGAATAACCATCTTAAATCATGGAACATTTGGTCAAATTCATCTTGTAAGAAAGCTTTTTCTTCATCTAGTTTATTTAGTACGTTATCAACCATTTCAGAATATTTATCATCTGCCATTGATGATAATTTATCATCTAACCTATTTTGAGCCTTAATTAAAGCAGTAGCAGAAGCTCCAGATGTATCCATTAATGCTCTCTGAATATCAGATTGGATACCAGCTACTTCTTTAGCATCGCTTTGTTCTTTGTTAGCCCTCTCACGTTCTTTACGAAGTTCTTCAATGGCCTCTTTCTCTTTATCTATTGCCTCTAATCTAGTATTTAAGATGTCTTGATAGATTTCCTTAATAGCATCAGCTGTTTTTTCTTCGATAGTAACATAAGCATTAATAACTTCTTCAGTTAATTTAATAACATTCTTTAAATAATCTATTGTTTTATTAAAGTATCCTTGTAAGTCTGTAAACATATTAGTATATGTTTCATATACGTCGTCTGCTTTCTCTTTTAATGATACTTGACCCTTAGCAGCTTCACGGGATAATTCATTGTATTTTTCCCAATGAATAATAATTTGACCATATTTATCAAATTCAAATACATCTTCTAATCCATCAACAGATTGGATAAAGTCAGCATACCCATTAGCAAATCTTTTTTGCTCTTGGGTTAAAAACTTATATTGTTCCATTAACTCTTTATTAAGATCTATACGTTCTTTAATAAGTTCTCCACTACCATCCTCACGGACAATATCTTGATATTGGTCTAAAACACCTAAACGATGTTCTAATACTTGAATACGATTTAAAATATTATATATTTCTTTTAATTTACCTATATAACGATCTATACCATCATTAGAACTTCCGCTCTTGCCACTACCTCCAGCTCCAGCTAATTCTTCTCAAATACCTGGTTGTAAATTTGCTAATTTTAAATCTATATTTTGTATAGATGCTTGATTAATTTTAGAAGCAGTTTTAGCAGCTTCTAATTGTTGTTTTAATTGAGATAAACTATAACCTTCTTCATCCAAACTTGTACTATAAGCTTCGAAATTCAAATCTTTGATAGTATTAGTCCATTCTTGTTTAAATTCTTCTAAAGCAGCCTTACTTATCTTTTTACCATTAAATGATGTTACTAATTTATTATAAGCTGTTCCTATTGCTGCGAATGAACTTAAATAAGAATTAACCATTGCTTCAGTTACTTTCTTTTGATTAACAACTCATGTTTTACTCATTTGGTCAGAAGCAGTATTCCAAGCCTCTTGAGCTTTAATCTTTTTATCTTCAGCATCCGTGGACCCTTCAGCTTCCGCTATTTTCCATTCTAATGTAGCAATTTCAGCATCAATTACTGCTTGTTGCGCTTCGAGTTCTATTTGTTTATTTCGTAATTCTTGACGAGTAGCCTCAATACTTTCTTCAGCTATCATACGTTCTACTTGGCCAATCGTTTGAATTGCTTCAGCATTAGCATAAATTTTACCATTAACTACAGTTAAATTTTCTGATATAGCTTCTAAGGCATTACCATATGCTGCGATAGTTTCATCACTCATATGGCTAAAATCTATATTATCAAACAATTCTGTAAATTCTTTCCAATTACTAAAATCTGCTCCTTCGCCAGATAATACATCAACATATACTGCTCCTACAGTACGCAAACGTTCTGTAGTTTTTTCTAAAGTTTCCCACAAAGTTTTCCAAGGAATGTCTGCTGAAATAGCCATACTTTCCCAAGCTTTTTGAATACTATAAGCCGCATTTTGAGCTATTCTTACTTGTTCCTGATATTCATCGCTTGTAGTATCAGTAATTTGTTTCATCTTAGCTTCGGCTTCTCTTTGAATTTGTCCATAATAAGCTATAACCTGTAGAGCCGCCTCTTCCGTGCTATTTTTTAATGCTTCATTAACTTCGTCTTGTCTTTCTTTCATAAATTTGGCATACATGTCTACATCATTAAATATACCCATTTGGCTATAAAAATTAACTTGATCATTTGTTAACCCACGAGCATCATTGATAACAGTATTATATTTATTACTTATCGCTTGTCTTTGGCTATTATTGGTTGCACCTTTTAATTCTTGTTCTAACCTATTGCGTAAATCCGTAATAACCTGATAAATACTTTGATCATAACCAGAATAAATAGCATCCATAATGCCTTCTTTTAATATCTTAAATAATTTAGCATCTTGAATATCTAATTGATCTAAAGCAGCTTCAACTCCACTCTCAACGGAAGCAAAAGTTTTGCTACCCAAATCTCTACTGATTTTGTCAATCTCTTTGGTTAAGGAAGCTAAACCAGTGTCTCCAATTTTCTGAATGATTTCTTCTCACTCACTTCCCAAATTCTGGAAAGCGGCTTCATATTTCTTTTCAGATAATTCATCATTTTCAAATTGTTCGTATAATTCTGATGTTCTATTTTTTAACCAAGTACTACCAAGATAACTAGCTGTAACAGAACGCTCATTACCTGTGACGTTATTAATTATACCATCAGTTACATATCTTTTAGTGATATTAGCCAAATTAGTAGCTAAAGCATCAGCGTGTTCATCATAAATCTTTTTGGCTTTAGCTAAAGCATCTTGACGTTGCTTATCTGCTATTTCATTCTCTTTATGAACTGTCATAGCAATACCAGCTACAAGAGAAGTAACAGCAGCAGCAGCCAAAGATACCCATCCAACTGGATTTCAACCATTAATAGCTCCGAAGCCAGCTAAAGTTCCAGTAACCGCAGCGGCACCATATGCTATATTATTTGTTGTATCATAACCGCCACCATGTTCTTTTCTAAAATCATCCTCTGCTTGTTTTCTAAGATCAGCCCTCATTAAATCGCCTATATTGGCAATTTGTTGTTTAGAATAATCGGCTAACTCTGCTTGAGCATTTTTAGCGGTTTCTTTTACTTTATTTATATTAATAATAGCATTACCTTCTAAATCATACCCAACTAATGCTCCAGGTATAGTCTCAGCTAAATTTGCCGCAGCATCGGCCATCTGATTAATTTCATCTGTGCTTTTATTAATTTTATTACTTAACTTTTCATAAACTGCTCCACTTTTTTCGGCAGCTTCTATAATAGCATTACGTTTATCTATTTCTTTTTGTGTTTCATCAACTTGCTTTTGTGCTCTCTCTCTTAATTCGTCGGATGTTGTAATTAAAGCATCTTTTACCAAATCAAATACCGTTGCTAAAGTACTAGCAACCATGACAACCATAGAAATTTGACCAATTAAGGATGTTGCATTTGATAAAATTGTACCCCCATTCGCTTTGGGTATGTTTGTTCCTGTTTTAGCAGGTCGTTTAACTTTAGTAGTTGTCGTTTTAGTTCCCTTAGCACCAGAACCACCAACAGGAATTACAGTACCATCAGGTTGTACTCCAGCCGCTTCCATTTTAGCGGTTGTTAAATTTTTGTATGAGGCTGTTAGAGTATTAACATATTCAATCTCAGCTTCTATGCCTTGTGCTACTCTACCATTTGCATTATTTAAATCCTCTAAATTACCTCTAGTTTCTCCTAAAGTACCTTTTAATGTTTTTAAAGCTATATCTAAGTTAGTAAAGTGTTTGTGTTGTGCTGCCAAATTAGCATTAGTAACTAACGTTCTCGCATTAAATAATATAATAGCTGCTGTAAATAGCCTTAATGCAGAATTACCTTGTCCAAAGAATTTTAACAAGCTTGTAGCTACATTAATTAAACCTTTAAAAGTATCTCCATTTGCTATATTAGAAATTAATCTCTGCCAAGCATTGGTTAAGTTATTTAATGCTGCATCCAAACCTTCCATTGCTGCTTGATGCATACGTGTTGCTGCTCCAGCACTATTTTGAGAAGCGGTTGTCAATTCTAATGCTCTGTCTCAGTTTTGCATTAATGAGATAAAACGAGATTGCTGACGAGTACCAGCAATAATAGTACCTAAATAAGCTTGAGTATTTCTACTTAGTCCATTCCATTTAGGCCCTAATTCTTCTAATACTTCTCCTAAATCACGTAATTGACCTTCACTATCACGTAATGCAACATTAACACTACGTAATGCAGTTTCTACTTGGTTGACATCAACATCATCTTCCGTATTTTCTCCAGTCTTAATACTTTGGAAACGAGACATGATTGTCTTCAAAGACGTACCAATGTTCTCTGGAGCTTCACGAGTAACTTCTATCATTGTAGCTAAGTAAGCATTATATTGGTCAAATGATAAACCAGCCATGTTAGCCTGTGATGCCGCTTTAGACATCGCTGTTGCCAATTCATCAATATCTGCTGCTGAATAAGCGGCTAATACTGATAATTTATCAATTACATCTCCAGCTCGATCAACGGATAAATTAAATCCATTTATAGCAGCTGTGATTTGATTAGATGCTACTTCTACGGTTTCGCTTGATATCTTAGCGAATATAGCAGTATATTCGGTTAATTTTCTAACTGCTTCATCATTTAAACCTTGCTGGTAATAAATAGTAGATGCTTTAGCTATATCGTCGATAGCCATACCAGTACGTGCAGATAACTCAATAAATGTATCTGTTAATTGTAAAACTTCCGCACGAGATTTACCAGACACTATTGCGATCTCTGTAAGAGCTGCATCTAAATTTTTAATATAATCATAAGAATAACGGATAACACGACGCATCGCATTAGCGACTTCACGTAATGTTAATAAAGGAATACCCAAATCTTTTAATACTGATTGGATTGTTTTGCCTTGACGTTCTAATTCTACAGCCTTTTCTATTTCTCTATCTGCATTAGCAGTAACCTTTGCACTTGTAAGATCAGACTCCTTACGCACATTTGCAATTGCATTACGAATATCCTCTAATAAGGTTCTAAGCGTTGCCATTTCTTTAATTGATACAGAACCATTAATTAATTCTCGTTGGTCTGCTATCTTTTCATTAATAGCTGCCGATAGACCGGCTTGTGAGGTTACTCCATAAATCGCCTGAATGCTTGAAGCCTCTTGTGATAATCTATTCTTTTCAGCCAACTTTTGATTGATTTCATCAATAATTTTACCCAATTCTTCTTGGCGTTTAATCTCAGCTTTTGTTAATTTTTCTTGATTTTTAGATAAAGCGTTTAATTCCTTAGAAGCAGCAGACAATTGCGATTTTAAGTCTGTCTTACTACCAATAGATTTACTTTGACTTAATAATTCACTGGCCTTAGCATAGTCAGCCATCATTTCATCTATTGCTTTTCCAAGTTCTCTAATCTGTTTTAAAGCTTCAGCATTAGAAGCGCTATTAAATACCTTACTTAAACTTCCCTGTAAGCTAAACATTCTATTATCTAGAACTTTAAATGCTTCATCAATATTATTAGCCAATTCTTTAGCCTGAGATTTAGTAATTAATGGTTTACTTAAACTATTTGCTAAGTCTCCAAATGATTTAACAGCTTCTGTAGTAATATTCTTAATATTTTGCATATACTCTGCTGCTTTAGAACCCGTAATATTTTTCCCTAAATCTTTACCTAATAAATCAGATATTTCCTTGAAACGCTCTTTCTCTACTTTTAAATCCAGCGTTAAAGTAATTTTTCTTTCATTAGCTGCCATCCATTATCCCTCCTTTTCTATCTAATAAAAAAGGACGCTTATTTAGCGTCTTTATTCTCTGCTTCTGTTTGTCTTCTAAATTGTTCAATATATAATTTCATTTTAGCATCATCTATATCTGTTTGAATCTCTTTTTTAATTTCTTCATCTGAAGGTTGAACTAGTGGTCTTAAACTACCCACTCTATCGAGTACCATATTAACTAAATTAGTTAAATCCTCTTTTGTCAATTCTCCTATACCATCAAAGAAATCATATAAGAAACCAGCAACAGTTCTTCTTAATTCAATTTCTCGATTAAGATATTGTTCAAGTTGCATTACAATATCCTCAAAAACTCCATAACGTTCTGGTTTATCTAACACTTCTTTTTTAAACATAGGTTCAACAATTTTATACATATTTTCTTCAAGTTTATTTTCTTCTCCCAAACTCTGTAAAATTAAATTATTTTCAACCAAATTGTTAAGAAATGTAACCATTGTTAAAAAATATATATCATTTAAAATATAGTTACGTTTTTTCCCTAATAATTCTAATGTCTCTTCTATCACTCTCTTTTTAAATGTAAAAGTATTAATGTCTACTTTTTCTTTCATTTTCATTTCCATCTCTATTTTCCCTCCTATTTTTTACCATATCATACTCTCATACTAAAATATGGAGCAATTTTTATACCATTTTTAACTAAATCATCAAGCAATGTTTCATCTGCTAATATAGCTTGATCTAATTCTTCTCTATTAAAAATGTAATTATCTATATTAGTTCCAAATGCTTTTCTTACTTTTTCAGCCTGTATAGTTTCAAATTTACGATTACGACGATTTAAAGTGTCATATTTAGCAAATTGATGCAAAACATACTCTATAGTTCCTAAAGGATTTTCTCAAAAACCTTTAATAATTTCAGATGATAAATTCAAAGTCGCATAATCATCACTTCTAAATACAGGAAAAGATGCAGCGCGTAAACGCCAATCTATATATTTAATAGCTCATTCTACTAAAAATTGGTCTATATTATCTCCGGTATTACGAATCTGATAATCTTTGATATAATCTCTAAAATTTTTTTGCAAATTATCAATTAAAGTATTGTAAGCTTGCTTATCATTTGCTTTAAACGCCTCATTACTGAAACCTCCCAAGTCAAAGTGAGATAATTGATAATTACTATCAATCCCGGTTTTAACCTCCAAAGGAGGGGCGGCATTTTTTTCTTCTCCCGCTTTATTTTTATATTTAAAATATATATCGGCTTTAATTGAACTATTGTATAAATCAATATCAGAATTTTGTATCTCAATTTTATCATATTGAATTTTACGCTTATCTAAAAGATCTTCTAGCAAAGCTTTAAATTCTTGATTATCATATCCTATACCAACTCTTCTTTCTACATAATTACCTTTAGCATAATTAAACTCTCGTGCTGTCATATTACGTTCAAATGCTTGATCCAGAGTATCTAAACCAACACTAAGACCAATTACATCTTGATGATTACTAATTAAATCATCTCAAGCTCTCTGTAAATTAAAAAAATCATCATTACTTATATCCTGAGATAGCTTACCTTCTGGTTTATATTTATAATTAAAAAAAGCCTTAGTATAATTATAATTATTATTATTTAATAATTCTAACAAATCTTGCTCAGATAATGTTTCTTCTAAATATTGTTTATATAATTTCTCTCTTTCTCCTTCTATTCTTTCAGCATCATCTGACAATTTTACCATAATATTATAACTAGTAGGATTCCAATTTATATCTGATTGTGTTCAAGGGTATGTTCTAGTTATACTCATTATCTTTCACCACCCCTACCATTTATTAAATTAATAAAGGCTTGTAATCTTTTCTCAGCATACAATTGATACGCAAACTCTCAGAGTTCTTCTGGGGTCATTTTATTCAGTTGATAATAAGTAAAAAATCTCTTATCTCCTATTGGCTGATACATTCCTGGTTGTTTACCATTGTCATATTTAGTAGTAGCACTTTTATGAGATTTTACATCTATAGCATCTTCATAATAATACATAGGATTACCTCAAGTAGGAAGTAAATACTCATACAGAATACCATTCCGTCCCATACGCAATACAGTCTTACTTTTGTCAATTAAAGCGTTGTAATCGTTAATATTATACTTGGCCATATTAAATCACCACTACTGTAGCAACATCCTTATTAAATTCATCTCCACCAGGAACTGATTTAATTCTAATTGGTGTAAATGATGCTTTAGAACTATCATTAATAGATAATACCATATTTGTATCAATCTGCACTTTATCACAATGGATAATAACGATATGTTTATCATCATTTTTTAAATCAACTGCATCAATATAAATATCTATAGTAGCAAAGATATTATTATGTATTTGTTTAATTGTAGATATAGAAGAAGCTTCTATCTCATAATGATATGTAGCAAAATAAATATCGGCTTCATTGCTGTCAAAAATGTGTACTAGCCATTGCCCATCTTCAGTCGTGCAAAACTCATATTTATCATTAGATAATAATATATTTTGATTATCTTCTACCTTATATAAATAAAAATTATAATGACCTGTATATAAAATAGGCTTGGCACCTAAAAAAGCATACCCATTTTTATCAACAGTTAAATATTCATTCCCTCTTATAATTGCTGTCTCATGCTCTTTATCTATCACTCCATAAATGTAATTTCAAAGAGCATATAATATAGAGCCTTCATTAATTATAAAATCTAATTGGTTAGTAATACCAGCAGTGCCTATATGTCCTTGAGCATCATGAGCTGTCACGGCTTTAGAAGTAAAAGTTAAATTAGATAAAGATGGATTGTTAATAATCATGATAGGTTCTCCAACCAAACTATCTTTACCGGGTATAATAGCACCTTCGGGCATACTTAATACAATTTGGGAAACTTCTTGCATTCTTAATGTTTCTAACATCTCTATCTCCCTCCTATTATAATCTTCTCTAAAATAATAGTAGCCTTAAGATTTACTTTCTTCATTTTCTTCAGTATAACATATTAAGATATTTTTGTCAAGACTTTTAAAGCAAAAAAAATAAGAGAGAAGATTTCTCTTCTCTTTTTTTATGACTACCAGCTTACTGGATAGAATTCTCCAGTTCCGTTGATATCTCTTGTAACTGGGTCGATAGTTACGATTTCAGCAGGAATTTGTCTATATTGACCATCCCATTGATCCATACCATTACCAGCATCATCATCGCCAGCTCCACCTTCAGCACGAAGTTGACGGAATTTGATCATTTGTCCTTCATCATCTCTTAACGCTTTTCCTCTGAATGAGAATACAGCAGCTTCTGTAGCAGCATTAAAAGTAAATGAGAAAGAGCTATCAAGTTTTAATCTAGGTATTTCGATTTGGAATACATCATTTAAACCAGTATATTGGTTAAATAATACAGTATCTCCAATAAATTTATATGTTCCAGCAAATTTGTCAGCTAATACAGTTACTTCACTTAAATCTTCAGTTTTAGTTGGGAAACCTTTTTCGTATTCATAGAATACTCTTAAAGTAGCTTCTTTAAATGCATCTCTACCGTTGTAGAAATCATCAATAGAAATTGTATTAGTTTCTTCTTCTAATGGATTAACTGTTCTAGTAGCAGTTGATAAAATACCATCTTGCATTTCTGCCATATAAACATAAGAACCTTTACGTGCTTTTCTGCTTAATACAATAGAAGTATCTCCATCTTTAACATGAAGTAATTCGCTTTCCATCATAACGATTTTATTTTCGTCAGTACCGTGTCTTAATTCACCACCAGTTAATACTGCTAATGAACTCATAGTCATGATCGCATCATCAAATTGAACATTGATTTCTCTTGAGTGAGATACAGATGCTAATGTAGGGTTACCTTGTCCACCTTGGATATCAGTAACTTCTGCTGTTCCTTCAAAAGTATTAACTTTTAAAGTATCAAAATACATAACTGGGTAACGAGTAATTAAGTCGTATAATGTAACATCACAAACTGTAACTGAAGCATATTTTCTTCCTTGAATGTCTAACATCTTAATATACCTCCTGAGTTATTTAATCAAGCCAAAATTTCATATCATTTTGACTTTCTTCAGAACTTATATATGGACTTAATTCAGTTCTTAATTCATAAGATTGTATATCCACACATTTCTGTAAGAGCAAATTAAATTGTAACATGGTCATATTATACACCTGCTCAAATGTATAATGTCCAACAGCGACCAATCCCAAAATTTTTCTTCCCAAATAATCTTCAGGATTACTTTGATTTTGGCCTTTAATATCTTCTACTCTTTTTAACCCCGCTTCCATCTTTTCAATGATACGGCGCTCACGTTCAGACATATGTTCTGTTTTACGATACTGTTTTCCTTCATCCGAAGCACTGAATTCAGGAGTTATCTTCTGACATAATTCTTTCATGAGTAAGTAGAATGTGGCATCTAGAAAAACTCCAGAAGCCTTTTCCCCTATATATATAGTGTGGCTAATATCAAAAAACTCAATTTTTGTTTTTAATAATACTTGACACGATTTAATTAAAGCCTCTTTTAGAGAAGGAGAAGATCAAACAGATAAAAATCATATTTCATAATCATCTAATTTTTTAGAAGCTTCAGTTTCTATTTCAATTAATTCTTTACGTTTTAACATTCATACATTAGTCAATGTCCAATAAACTCCTTCTCCCATTTCTACTATTTCTTTCAATTTGGGCTGATGAAAATAAATATCAGACACAATCCTAATTGGCTCTCCTGCTAATACTCTATCTAAACTAATCATCTATAACAACATCGTATAGCATCCTGTAGCCCAATAGTACATCAGACAATTGACAATGTACTAAGCCCGTACAACGATACTTTACTCCACCAGTTTGAGTTAATTCGTATTTCATTAAATTGCTAATAACATGAGCAATATTTAATGGTCTTATACCTTCATTAATTATCCATTGATTACCAGGAGTAAATATATCAATAGCTAAAGTAGGATGTAATGTATCTGTTTTAGGATTTTCCTCTGCCGAAATAAGAGAAACTACTATTAGACTTCCCTCTTCTTCATCATACGGAAGTAAAGGAACTCTCGCAATTTGTTTATCTCTTAGATCTGCAGTGACATCTTCTTTCCTTTCCAGTGGCTTCTTATCTGTATAAACCAAAAACCTTTTTAATTCTTGGTTATTATTAAATACTGTAATTATTCTATATATATCATTATTTACATCTAAGAAGCTGTCTGTTTCTTGAACATTTTTGTTTAATATCATAATTTACCTCCTTAAACTGTTCTGATATATACAGTTTTTTCTACTACTCCTTGTGGAGTAATTGCTGTAATTTTAAATGTACCTGAATACTTATCCTTAATACTAATAGTTACACTATTATCAGTTATATCAATAATTGATCTAACTTTTGATAATTTTTCAACTTCAAATACAGCGTTGCTACCATCTGATAATTGATATGTCTCTGAATTATTCCATTCAAGATAATCACTACCAGAAATATATAATTTACTTGTTTGTGGTACATGTTCTGCGATAACTTCTATATTCAAATCTAAATAAATAGTATCATTTTTAGCTAAAGAAGCTCTTACTACAGCAGTACCAAGGCCACGACCAATTAAAGTATCTCCTTTAATTTCAACAACGTTTTCGTCTGAACTTTCTAAGTAAATTTCTTCTTCTACGGCCATACCATCTTTTAATACTACTATTGGTAATTCTAAAACATCTCCACCATACATTTTTAAGTCGTCTGTTAATTTATTAACTATACTATATTCATAAGCATCTGTATAAGCAATGCCGTTGATTCTATCGTCTGTATCAAGTAATTTATCATCTTCTAATGATAAAATAGATACATTATCAATAGATACATTATCAACATTTGAAACACGATATGCTTGTCCCATAATTATAAATCTCATCTCAGGATGTAAATCTAAATTACGTTGGGTAGCTGCAACCATATTTCAATCTGTATCATGTAATCTTAAATTATCAAATAATCTTGTAACGTCTGGTGTAACCCCAACAGCATTAGTAATACGACCAGAACGTACATAAGCTGGTTGAACATGTAATTCTTCAGTTTTTTCGTCTATCCATTTAATATAATCATTACAACGGTATGCTATTCCGTTAAAACCTGGTTGGTCAGGACGGAACATTTTTTTTAATAAAATCCAATCGTTATCATCTCACTTAAATAGTGTACCTTTATCAAGTCCAACTTCAAGTGGAGCTATAACATTAGCCGCTTCATATTCCTGAGTTGTTTTTGTGGAAAGAATGGCTACATCATGATCTGTATAAGTTTTAGTCTCCCTGTCATAAACAGAAATTGTAAAACCATATTGGCTATCTTCAATTAATGAATTAATACTTTCGGCTACCTTTGTTTTAACGTATTGACGTCTAGTTTCGCCTTTAAAATGAACCCTGTCCTTGTATTCCTCGAAGCGCATCGACATAATTTATCACCTCAAAAATAGTTTGTCTAAAGTTAGAGAAATCTATATATTTTAAAGTAATAATCTTTAATACAAGATTACCTTTCACTTCTTCATCAATTAATTCATTAAAAGTAATTTCCGTTAATAATTCATCATATATAGTAAGCCAATGTTTTCCTTCTTCTCTCCAACATAACATTTTATATAAACTGGAGATAATATGTTTATAAATGAAATTAATATTCATATTGAACCTCCTAGTGTATGTTTTTTTCTCTATCTCTAAATCTATCGTTAGGGATTGGATCATTATCATCCCCATTATGAATTGTAGGCCCTGGAACATATTCTTTATGGTTAGGAAATTTATCTAATCCTCCAAAGTTTCCTACAATACTTACTCTCTTATAAGTATATTCATGTAATACTTTACGCATATCTGCTAAGTATTGTTGATATAAAACCGTTAAATTTCTTAAATTCTCATTAGGAGAATAAGTTTTAATTCCGGCATCATAATATTGTTGTTCAATTTTTCTACTACTGTTTATATATCTTTCTAACCATATTGGTTTCATACAAACTGCTAAAACTTCTATTTCATCATCTGACAATGTTTCATAAAATACTTGCATACGTTCATCACGCTTTCTTAAATCATGCTCTGCTAAACGTACGAAGCTATTAATAGCACTCAATAATATAGGATATAGTGCTCTATGTAATTGTTCTTTATCTAATGACGCTAAATATTCATCTTCTATCTTTGCTAAAAAACGAATATAAATGTCATAGTATTCCGTTACTTTCATAATTATTTAGATTTCTTAGATGATGATTTCTTAGCAGATTTTTTAGCAGTAGTTTTCTTTTTAGGAGCTGTAGTAGTTTTCTTTTCTTCTTTTACTTCTTTAATAATTTCTTCTTTAACTTCTTCTTTAAGTTCTTCTTTGATTTCTTCTTTAATTTCTTCTTTTACTTCTTCAGCAGTTTCTTCAACTACTTCTTCATAAGCTGGTTCTTCAGGTGTTTCTTCAATTAAATCTTTAGCATATAGTTTAATTTCTTTTTCAGTAAGACCCATTTTATATAAAGTATTAACTGAAATATTACTAACCTTAACCATTCCTTCATTAAAGATAATTTTACTAGCAGGATAGTCTAAAATGTCTTGAAGACTAACTTCGCTAATTCTAATTTTTCCATCTACTCCTAGACGATAAGTTCTTCCTTGTGTATCTTTTAATCCTACAGGTTGTTTTGCTACATTCTCTA